CTTGGAAAAGACATGGCCTACCCCAACTTCTACACAGAAATACAGGTGGACAAACTAACTGACAAAGAAACAGTCAAGTTAGGTTTTACTACTACATCCAAGACAAAACCTCTGATCATTGATGAACTCAGAGCCTCAGTTCGTGAGGGAAAGATCGAACTAAACGATAAAGTCACTATTCGGGAAATGCTAACATACATCGTCACGCAAAGCGGCGGCATGGAGGCAGAGTCAGGATGCTTTGATGACTGTGTCATGAGTTTAGCCCTAGCCAATCATATACATGAAGGTGCTTGGGAACCCATAGATGCAGTTGACGATTATTACATTGAGATGGTTTAGACATGAAATCAAATAAAGATTATAAAAAACTCGACGACGACCAAATTGTGTCAATAGTTGATACTAATTTAAGACGTTCTATTGGATATTATGACAGTGAGTTGTCAAAAGAACGTAGACAGGTAATGGACTACTATTCAGCTAAACTACCACGCCCAGCGCATGATGGTAATAGTAAGTATGTCAGCCAAGACGTCTATGACGCTGTAGAAAGCATGAAGGCATCTTTGCTAGAGACCTTCAGTACAGGCAACAAGACACTCAGGTTCTCACCACAGAACGCTGATGATGTTCCTACAGCTGAAGTCTGTACTGAGTACACCGACTACGTCCTACATCGTCAGAACAACCTGTTTGAAACTATGCAAACTGTTATCCACGATGGCCTAATCGCTCGCGCTGGCGTAGCTAAAGTTTACTGGTGTATGCAAGACGAAAGTACACTTGAGTATGTCGAAGGTCTGACAGAAGAGGAATTAGACGTACTACTTGCGGAAGACAATGTAGAGATCGAAGAGATTACCGAAGATGAATTTGGTATGTTCTCTGGTGAGCTACGTGTAACCCGTGACACATCACAGGTAAAAGTAGAAGCTATTGCACCAGAGGAGTTCTTGATTGAACCACAAGCAAAGTCTTTAGATGACGTTAGCTTCTGTGCACATAGAACTAAGAAGTCTATCTCTGAACTTATTGAGATGGGCTACGACGAAGACTTAGTTGCTAAAATCTCTGACAATGAAGACACAGACTTTGACAATGACCCTGAGATACTATCTCGCTTTGACGACATCGGTGCAGATCGAGGCTTCAATGCAAAAGGCTATCAACGGCAAACACGACAGGTAACTGTAGTCGAAGCATTCATTGAGCTAGACCCAGAAGGCACTGGTGTTGCTGAACTCTACAAAGTAGTCAAAGCATCAAACATCTTACTTGAGAAAGAGATAGTAAAGCGACGTCCATTCGTAGCTTTTGTACCCCTGCCTATTCCACATGCTTTCCACGGCAACAACTTTGCTGAGAAACTACTAGGCATACAGAATGCACGTACAGTATTAACACGTTCTATACTTGATCACGCTATGGTTACTAACAACCCACGTTATACAGTGGTGAAAGGTGGCCTTACGAACCCAAGAGAACTAATAGACAATCGTGTCGGTGGTATCGTGAACGTATCACGTCCTGACGCTATTAACCCTATGCCTCAAGCATCTCTGAACCCGTTTGTATTCCAAACTATTCAGATGTTAGATGAGGATAAAGAAGACACTTCTGGTGTCTCTCGCCTATCCCAAGGTCTTAATAAAGACGCTATAAGCAAACAAAACTCAGCGGCAATGGTCGAGCAGTTAGCCACAATGAGCCAACAGCGACAGAAGATTATTGCGCGTAACTTTGCGAACAACTTCCTAAAGCCTCTATTCTCAATGGTCTATTCATTGGTTGTAGAGAACGAGTCTGAAGAGAAGATTGTTGAGTTAGCTGGACGTTATGTACCTATCGACCCATCGCAATGGGCAGATAAACGTGACGTACAAGTTGAGTTCCACTTGGGCTACGGCGATCAGGAGCAACTGGTGCAAAAGCACTTGTCGTTCCATCAACTATTCTCCGCTGATCCTACTCTTGGACAAATGTACTCTCCGCAGAACAAGTTTAAGATGCTGGCATCAGTCCTAGAGAAATCAGGTATCAAGAATGTTGCTGACTTCTTAACAGACCCAGCGATGATACCTCCACCGCCACCTGATCCAAATGCAGAGATGCAGATGCAGATGGCACAGCAACAGATGCAACTTCAAGAACGACAAACAGCTGTCGCTGAGATGAAGGTACAACTGGATGCACAAATGCGGCAAATGAAACATGAGCTAGACACTATGAAGGCTCAACAAGCATTTGCACTACAATCTGACAAACAAGACCTTAACGAGACTGAGTTCGAGCACAAAGAGTTCGTGAACTTAGAGGAGCTAGAGATAGCACGTAAGGCTGATGATGTCAGGGCAATCGCAAGTCCAAACGGATAAGCACAACACAATAAGGAAAGCACATGGCTACACAAGAAGAGCAACTTGTGATGGCTGGAGATGAAGCTGGAGCCGTACTAAACGGTTCCGCCTTCAATTCAGTTATCAATGAACTTGTCGAAAGAGCATTTCAGACGTTTGTAAACACTGAACCAGCAGACAAGGATAAACGGGAGTATGCCTATAACCACTATCGCGCATTAGTAGACGTGGTGGATACTCTGAAACAGCGAGTTCAAGTGCGTGACAGCATTATTGAACAGCAGAACGGCGACAACAGCCAAGAGGAGACTGCTCCATGAACAACGAGCAAAATGTAAACTCTGAGCCGCAAGCATTAGATATTGATGATGCGGCAGACGCAATCTTAGGACGATGGGACGACGGGGAAACCTTATCTGAAGTCGAAGTAGAAGATGCAACATCTGAAGACCTTGCCGAGACAGAGGTAGATGAAGATGATGAAATAGAAGATGAAGAGGACGATCAAGACGAGTTAGAACTTGAAGACCCTGACGAAGACGACACTGTTGATGAAGACGAAGACCAAGATGTTGAAGACGATGATGATGAAGAGGAAGATGACGACGAACATACAGTCGCTTCTGATGATCAAATCGTGGACATCTCAGTCAATGGTGAGTCTAAGCTGGTATCTGTAAAGGACTTAAAGCGGCTTTATGGTCAAGAAGCATCTCTAACTAAAAAGTCTCAAGATTTGGCTACCCAGCGAAAGCAGTCAGAAGAACAACTGGCTCAAACGCAGATGTCATATCAGAAGTTATTGGAACGCGCAGAAGCAAGGTACAAACCTTATGCTGACATTGATATGTTAGTAGCGTCACGCGAGATGGATGCAGAAACATTCTCTCAACTACGCCAAGACGCGAAGCAAGCAGAAGACGACTTAAAGTTCCTACAGGAAGAAAGTGGTCAGCTTGTATCCCAAGCACAGCAACAACATCAGGAAGCTACTAGAGTAGCCGCCGCAGAATGCGTAAAGGTTCTACAGGAACAATTACCTGACTGGGGCAACGAACTCTATGCAGACATTCGTGACTATGCTGTAAAATCGGGATTACCCAAGGATCAAGTCGATCAGTACACAGACCCACAGGTCATCATGCTGATTAACAAAGCCAGACTTTACGACCAGTCAAAAGAGTCCGCCAACAGCAAGAAAGCCAAGGCCAAACTCAAGAAGTCGAAAAGTGGCAAGAAGGTTCTTAGTTCCAAGAAAGCACCACCCTCTAAAAAGACTATCCAGAAAGCTAAACAACAGAAGCAAATGGACAGCCTGAGTAGTGCTAAAGACTTAGATGATATTGCAGACGTATTAATGAGCCGCTGGGAAGAGTAAATCTTCTTAAACTTAATCCTAATATTGTAAGGAAATCAATAACATGACAACATACACAACATATTCACAGGTCGGGAAATCCGAGGATGTCTCTGACATAATCTCTAACATTTCGCCATTCAGTACACCCTGTCTTTCTATGTTCAAGAACGAAAAAGTATCAGCTAGAACTTTCTCATTCCTTGAAGATTCATTAGCAGACTCAGCTGTAAACGCGGCAGTCGAGGGAGCAGACGCAAGTATGCTAACTCTATCGGACGCAACTGAGAGAACACAGAATACACAAATACTTTCAAAAGCATTCCAAGTAAGTGCAACAGCTGATGCTGTGGCAACTTATGGCCGTGCAAAGGAAACTGCGTTAAGTATGTAGCGTAGTATAAATCGTGTGAACTCAGGGGAAGCCTAAGTCGTAAGATATGGTAATCCTGATCCAAGCCCTAGTCTCTAGGGAAGGTGCAACGACTATTCCGAGAGGAAGTACACCCAAGTGGGTGGAAGCGCATGACACTGCAACACGCAGTGATGATATAGTCTGATCTTATGTGAAAGCATAAGCTGTCGAAAGGCGGTCTAGTATTAACGACACTAGGCGAACAAAATGATCAACTTGCTAAGAAACTAAAAGAAATTAAGAAAGACTATGAACGTGCAATGGTTGGCGTAGAGCAAGCCGCAGTTGCTGGTAATGCTTCAACAGCACGTAAGATGACTTCTATCTTAAACCAAATTTCTACAGGCGTAGACGCTGGTTCAAACGCAACAGATGCTTTAACAGAAGCAAAACTATTGTTAGCTGGCCAAACAGCATACGACAATGGTTCTGATGTTGACACATTCATGATCAAGCCAGCAGATGCACAAATCGTAGCTGGTTTCTCAGCGGCATCAGGTCGTAATCGTGAAATCTCACAAGGCAAAACATTGGTCAATGCGATTGATCTGTACGTTGACGTGACTAGCGTACATTAAATCTTGTGAATTCAGTGGAAGCCTAAGTCGAAAGATAAGGTAATACTGAGCCAAGCCCCACTATGGGGAAGGTGCAACGACTATCCCGACAGGGAGTACACTCAAGTGAGTGGAAGCGCAAGAAACTACAATCCGTAGTTGTGATATAGTCTCATCTAATGTGAAAGCATTAGCAGTCGAAAGGCGGTCTAAGATTAACGAACTTAGGCGAAGATGCCATGTAGTCCATATGGCGAATACAGAGTAGTATTAAACCGCGAGTTAAAGACAACTCACGCACTACTCATAGACCCAACAATGTTTAAAACATGTACGTTGCGTCCATTCACAAGAACACTACTAGCGAAGAATGGTGACTCAGATCGTCATCACATCGTTGGTGAGGTTTCTTGTAAGCACACAAACTTTGGTGACTCAGTGAAAATCACTGGCTTATCATAAGTTCGAAATAGGCCACTAGGTCTTTATTAGGCCACCCAAAGACACTCAGGTTTTGCTCTCCTTACTGTTGTCTATGGGTGGCCTTTTCACATTCTAAGGTAGCAAAATGAATAACAAAACACAGCCAACATTATTACAAACAGAAACAGACTTCGTGAGTGACCACGGAGACCTATTTCAAAAGCATACACAGCACATCTCACAATCATTTCTTGATGATCTGAAAGACGCTCGAAACGACAGTGGTTCGAAGCCTACAGGGGAGATGATGCGAGTAGCCTCCATACCGACAGCTGTTGTCGAGAAGTGGATGCGAGAAGGATTCAATATCTGGGAAGCCAAGGGATCAGAGATTGTCCGTAAACTAAAGAACGAGGACTTAGATATGTTCCTCACAACCAACAAAAGGGTCTAACAGATGGCAAAAGCAGGGCTATACGCAAACATCCACAAGAAAAGAGCATCAGGCAAGCCAATGAGAAAGAAGGGCGCAAAGGGCGCACCTACTGACAAGGCTTTCAAGAAAGCGGCAAAGACAGCCAAGAAAAGAAAGTAATAACCAATGAACAAAGGTGAAATCCGAGCACACTTTATTGCTCTTCTAAATCGTAGTGACTGTTCGAATGCTTTGGCTGACACCTTCATTAATCAAGCAATCACTAGAATACAAAGACAGCTACGTGTCCCAGCAATGGAAAAGCAGAACCAATACAATGTGACTAATGCATCAGGCACTTCTCAAATAGTAATACCATCTGATACATTAGAAGTCATAGAACTATATTATGACGGCAGTACGCTGACACGCATCCCTCTCCATGAAATGGTTGAGTATCAAAAGACAGGTGAACTTGGTACTCCAAGGTTTTTCTGCCGAGAGCAAGGTAACATTAAGATATACCCTATTCCCACAACTGGCACGCTGTATTTAAACTACTATGCAGAACAAGCGGTACTAGCAGACGACAGTGACACTAATATGCTAACCACAATAGCATCTGACTTACTGACATACACAGCACTATCATACGCCGCTGACTACTTCTTAGATGAACGTGGCGCAGTCTTTGAACAGAAGTCTGGGTCTTTCTTACTTGAAATACAGGAACACGCAAACAGTTCCGAACAGTCTGGTATCAACCAAGTTGTTCGTCCTACTCATTATTACGAGGATTAATACACATGTCATCAAAATCTAGTTTCTACAACTCAACGGGTGTAACTAACACACAATCGAATGCTATAGACGCAAGTGTCGATAACGCAGAAGCTAGTGCAGTAGCGTCTGAAAACTCAGCTAACAACGCATCTACTAGTGCGTCTACAGCTACAACTAAGGCATCTGAGGCATCTACATCAGCGGCTACAGCTACAACTAAGGCAACTGAAAGTGCAACAAGTGCAACTGCTAGTGCTAACAGTGCAACATCGGCATCTGCATCGGCATCGACAGCTACAACTAAAGCCAGCGAAGCATCTTCTAGTGCCTCTACAGCATTGTCACATAAGAATGACGCACAGACAGCAAAGACTGCCGCTGAGACAGCGGAGACTAATGCAGAAACAGCGGAGACTAATGCGGCCTCAAGTGCAACAGCGGCATCTACATCAGCATCAAGTGCTTCGACTTCTGCTTCTACAGCCACAACAAAAGCTGGCGAAGCGTCTACTTCTGCCTCTACAGCAACAACAAAAGCTGGCGAAGCGTCTACTTCTGCATCTAATGCAAATACAGCCGCATTGACAGCCACAACTAAAGCATCTGAAGCGTCTACTTCTGCAACCAATGCGGCTAGTTCTGCAACAGCGGCATCAGCTTCTAAAGACGCGGCATTAGCGGCCTTGGATAGCTTTGACGACAGATACTTAGGTGTAAAATCTAGTAACCCAACAGTAGACAATGACGGAAATACATTGGTTGCTGGTAGCCTCTACTTTAACAGCACAGATGACACTATGAAAGTTTATGAAGGTTCTGCTTGGGTAGCGGCTTACGCTTCTTTGAGTGGTGCTGTGTTACAGACTGGTGGTACAATGTCAGGAGATTTAGCATTTGGCGATAATAACAAAGCCATCTTTGGTGCTGGCTCAGATTTACAAATTTACCATAATGGGTCTGCTAGTTACATTAGTGACCAAGGTACAGGCAATCTATTTATTCAAGGTGGCAACTTTCGAGTTCAAAACCCTGCTGGCACAGAGACGTACATCCTTGCTAATGAAAACGCAGAAGTAAAACTTTACTACAACAACGCAACCAAACTAACCACAACATCAACAGGCATCAGCGTAACAGGTAACGCTACCTTCGCAGATAATGGTAAGGCCATATTTGGAGCAGGGTCTGACCTACAGATTTATCATACTGGTTCAGATAGTTGGGTTAAAGACAACGGCACTGGCAATCTATACCTAGACACTAACGGTTCAGGTATAAACATTAGCTACAACAACAGTAATGAAAACATGGCGACTTTTACAGCTAATGGCGCAGCAACTTTATATTACGACAACGCCGCCAAACTAGCCACAACATCAACAGGTATTGACGTAACAGGAAACGCTACTTTTGCTGA